GTTTGTTCCCATGAGTGCAATCATTTCTTATTGATGTCAGATGGTTATTTAGGTTATCTTCGTGGTGGCGGTGCTTCTGGTGGTTCTTTCACCTCAATGTTGAACTCGTTCGTCAATATTTTCAAGTTCTACTATTGCATCGCGTCTAATCGACTAAATGCCGTGGATCGTCCTCTAACCGATTTTCTTCAGTCCGAAAGGATTTCCGATTATGTTCAAGAGCTCATGATATGCGTGTACGGCGACGACCGTGTCCACTCTTCTTCACCAGAGTGGCGTCGTTTTTGTAGTTGCCCAGCGCTGAATGCTGCTCTTCGTTCCATCGGTCACCGTTCGTACAACGACAATTATGAAGATAATTGGTGTCATCCAGAGGACGCTGTCTTTCTATCCATGATAGTCGTGCGCATCCGGGGTTTCCCTGTTCCGGCTCATACATCTCGCGGTAAGATCATTGCCGCTATGGTGACCGGCGCTTTGCGCACTGTTCCACCTGGTGCTCAAATGAGCTGGCCTGCTTATCAATTGAACCGATTGTATCAGTACAGTACCCTCATTTTTGGTGATCAGCACTTCTGGCGTACCTTTCAGAAAGTCCTATTTGAGTACGAGCAGTATCTATATGCTCGTTTTCCCCATTCCGAAGAATTCCTCAAGCAAAAACGCGCTCTCCATCTTTCTTTTGACGAAGCCCTTTCCTTGTACGTCGACCCTTTGGTTAGGCAGTCAGCCTGTGCGGTCCCGGGTAATATGACTACTCCGCACATGTCTAAAAACATGAAAGAGGTCGTTGCTGAGGCCTTAACCCCGAACAATTGTGGTGCTCGAAACAAAGGCCGTGTCACTGGCCGCACCCGTTCCAAATCTGCTCACGCTCCAGCTACCAAGGATTATAAGGGTAAGAAAAAACTTGGCAAGGCGATTGAAACAATCGCTGCCCCTGCGATGACTGGTTATGTTGTCCATGGGCCTGGTCTTAAACGAAGGCGTCCAAAGACCTTCGGCTCTCGTTCTAAGTCCAGAGCTTCTCGTCCCCGCGTCAATAATGCTATGGCCCGTACTGGACCTCGGCAGTCGTACATTGAAGATGTATCTGCCTCTTCCACTGCTGGTGCTTTTTCGTATGCTATTGACGGTCCCGTGAATCCAGGGAACAATCTCTTTTTTCCAAACGAGACGAATTCCCGTTCATATGAGAAGTTCAAGTTCCACAGTTGCAAGTTTACTTTTATCCCTTCTGTTGGTTCTAATCTCGGCGGTAATTACGCCATGTATCTAGATTATGATCCAGTTGATGGTGCTGATTCTTCCATGTCACAGATCGTTTCCAATCGCAATTCCGACATTTCCCCTTTGTGGATCGGCAGTTCTATCAACCTTGCTGACAAAAAGGGCATTGGTAACGGTTTCTTCTACGTCCAACAACAGTCGATTAATAGTGCTTCGGCGCTTGATCGCCAGCAGACTCCTGCTGATTTTCGCATAGCTACTCAAGGGTGTGCGGCCAATCAAACCGTTGGTTCTGTTCTCATTGAGTATGACGTTGAG